ACGACGAAGCCTATTAAGGCTAACGAGAAATTCCTAGTAGGTGGCAAACGGATGGACAAACCCGGAGATCCAGCGGGAGGATTGGCGAATATATGCCAATGTCGCTGTGTTGTCTCTTACCTGCCCGCGGATGATTATGAGGATTTGTTTTGATACTTCCCCGCAAGGATGTTTGCCATCACATTTTCGTTCCCAGATTCCATAAATTCATCAGAAATACCCATAAACTCCCTGAATTCGAAGTTTTTGGTATAGAGGTGAATTTCTGTAGACCTTTCTCTTTCTCCCGGCCTTGGTGGATCAAACAGCAGCTTAACGCCGGTCTGCTTTTCAAATTCCTCGCAGACCCTTTCTGTCCAAGGGATAGCGGATGGTTTTACGCAGTTGCTCATATCAAGCGATCTCCAAAGTGATAGACACTGTCTCAAAGTCAGTTCTGAACTTTGTCAAATATCCCGTGAATTGGGATCCCTCTTTAATGTACATGTGAATTGGCTCTACGATGATACGCTCTTGCTTGTTGAAAAGAGTTTCAATGCCTGAAATGGGCATATCGATAGGTTTTGCCACGGATATTATTACGCGGTCATGGTTAATTGAAGGCGTGCTTAGGCACTTGAGTTTAATGATGGTCATAGTTAATTATCCCAATCTGTTCCAAACTGATTTGTCCTGTAAGTTAACTCTTGTTCAGTTAATACGCCAGCTAGTTCCAGATCCGTACAGTCAGAAAGGTTTGCCATTGTAGGCGGCCAGCCAGCGCAGCAAACTGCATTTCGTGATTGGCTTACACCAATTAAATGCCACTCTTCACCAGTTGGGCCATGTTTGGCGTAGTACGATCGGCCTTTTAGTATGTTCATGGTATGTCACGGAAAAATACACCCATCATAAATACACTTTTCTTTTCTTTTTTGGTAGCGTATCTCGCTCAGTCGCCAAGGCTTCGGATCGCGCGGGCGGACTTTTACGCGTGGTGTGGTGATTGAGTTCATGGGATTATTCAAACTGGTACTCGGTCATGCCGGGCGATACGCCAAATTCGGGTCCGACAAGTTTTCTGATGATTGATACAGTCACTTCAGTATCTGGCGCATTGTAAGCGCGTAGCACTATCTTGTCACCAACGCTTCCATTCATTTCCCGCGAACGGCCTTGGAATGCCTTTTCTCGAAGCACCATTCCCAAGTTTATAGGCCAGAACTCATGAGTTTTCATACCTGATACCCTGATTTTCTTAAATCGTCAAATATGGCATTTACCAACTCATCCGGATTATCGAACTGTTCTTCGCCATGCTCAAATGTGACTGTCTGAATGGTATTCCCGATAAAAATATCCAACGCCAGCTTATTCGTTGTCGGCTCAATCCAAAACTTATGGTTAGGATTGCTTTGCGGAAGCTTTTCGATGAGCAGCCGCAGTATCCGCTCGATGTAGTCTTGGGTTTCTTTTTTCATGCCATTCTCAGTTTAACACAGTATTTCAAATCTTCCGAATCAAACTCGAAGCCGTCAAATTTCGGCACCTTCGCCATCAGCACCGCCGTGCCTGGGTCAAGGTAGGCCGATGAAATGAAGCTCACTTCTGTATCTGCAAACTTGACCTTCACCGGCGCAAGTGAGTTGCCCACCTCTGGAATTGCCAACTTCCGGGTTACCGGGTGCATGGCGATGGTTTCGGGAGGCTCGACAAGCACGGCGAGCCATTCCTGCATTTGCTGTTCGAGGGTCATTTCTTATTATTGTTGGAAATTCGAATCTTCGTCCATTCCTGGAATGTGCATGAACGCCCCTTCCCATAGACTACGGTGTCCGTTTTCCGGCTTTTCAAGCCTTCCTCGTTACGAATGTATCTGTGCACTGGCATGGTAAATGTTGTTTAAAATGAACGCCGTCTTTCCGGCTGTCAGTCTTTGATTGAATGCCCCTAAAATGCCTTACCCTTCGCCGAGACACTATGGATTTCGCGATGAGTCCAACCGAAATGGCCCGTAGGCGTCGCTGATCCCTATTCAATCCTTATTGGACTATGACAACAGCCCATTAGTATGGCGAAGACCTCTGTGGATTATTTTTCGGGAGAAAATCCGGCGACCAGCAGCGCCAGCCGCCGATTCCAACATCACTTCCAACAATGACCTGTGCGGCACAGAGGCTGCGAGGTAAGACCATTCTCGCTAGGTATGCCGCTTCGAACGGCATTTCACAACCGGACCCACGGGAGCTTGCGCCGCACATGTCACTATTCTGATTCCTTACTTGCCTTCCATTTGTCCAGGTCGGTGTCGTCTACCCGATTCCGAATCTGAGTCTTTCTTCTTCTCTTATCCTGGTTGAGCATGTAATTCCCGAAGGATACAAGCTCTGCTTCTGTGTAGGTTTTTTGTTGCATGGTACGCTATTTAAAAGGTGTATAATTTACCTTTGGAATCTTGACCAATATCATCGACTGAGCGAGGGTGAATCCTTGCACGCCCCCTAAATCGACGTATGAAACGCTCCCAACAGGAACGTACCCTTTCCCCATAGCGACATTTACATCCCGCTCAAGGCAATCCTGATCTACGCCAGTGACAACAATATATTTTTTCTCCATATCGCTCACTTGACCGGTGCAGGAATATCACATCCATTTTTTTCTGCCCCCACTTCCGCGGGCAGTATGCCATTGCCGACGATCTCAATTCGCCCTTCGTCAAACCAACGCCCATCTAGGATTGAATCCCCTTTCATCTTGGGAGTGATTAAGTACTGGTTGCATCCGGTGATGTAGGATGCCGATCCGGTAAGAATGCCCGTAAATCCTGTGATCTTGTCTTGCGCTTCAAGGCCTAGTTCGATTGCCATAAGAAAACAAAAAAGCCCGCACAGGTGGAAGACCATACGGGCAGGTGAAACATAAGCTTCACTTTCTCTTCAGTCGAGCTTCCACTCCCGGCTGACCTAATGTCGTGTTCAAATCGTATTCAAATATAACAAATAATTTTTGAAACCTTTATTTTTTTGTTTGGTTTATTTTATATTTGCTGTGAGAGGTGTGAAAGATTGAGGGGTAAAAAGATGCTATACAAGAATAGTAGCCTGGCATTCAAGGATGTGGACGTGAAAGAGGGAGTGGTGTCAGGCTACTTTGCTTCTTTCGATCAGGAGCCCGATTCTGATGGGGATATTATTGTCCCCGGAGCATTCGCAAAAACCATCAGAGAGCGGGGGCCGCAAGGCAAAGGCAGCATCCGCCATTTGATGGATCATGACTTCAAAAAGTCCGTCGCCAAAATTCAAGAACTCTACGAGGATACAAAGGGGCTTGCTTATGTATCGAAGGCGGGGCGGCACACCAACGGCAGGGACTTTCTCTTGATGGTAGAAGATGGACTCATTACCGAGCACTCATTTGGATACCGGACTATCAAAGAAAACAAAGGCGAAGGGGGATGGAATTACCTGAAAGAGGTAAGCATGTGGGAAGGCTCATCTATGCAGTCCTGGGGCGCCAATCCAAACACCCCTATTACCGGGGTGAAATCCTTCGAAGACCTGCTCGATCATTACGATAAACTCTATAAAGCGCTCAAAGACGGGACATACTCAGACGAGACTATGCTCCTGCTTCAAGAGCGACACAATCAAATTTCCGAATTCATCAAAACCACACAGCCGAGCGCCGAAAATAGCGAAACCACTGTGCCGAGTGAGAAGGGGGAGACAGTAGAAATCTTTCTGAAACATTTCAAAACGGCATTTCACAATGGATGAGGCGCAAGTGCAGGAGCTCGCTGAGAAGCTCGGCAGTGAAGTAAATGACAAAATCAAAGGGCTTAACGAGGACTTTAACAAGAAGTTCGAAAAGCTCGAAGGACAGTTCAAAGACAATGGACGCATTTCAGAGGACGATCTGAAAGAGTTCAAAGGACTTTCGGCTGTTATCAAAGGACTCGAAGAAAAGCATGGCGAGCAAATTTCGAAACTCGCTACCCGCTTGAACGCCGCTGAAACCGTTGGCGGAGCTTTCGGTGGCCAATCAAAGGCTGATTACCGAGAGCTGATTAAAAAAGGATTGGAAGAGAAGCTCACAGGCGGATTCGGTAGGGGCATCAGCGGGTCAACTAACTTTGAGTTGAAGGAAGGTCAGGCGGCGATGCACTTCAAGGCGGTTGGTGATATGACCAATGCGAACCTGACAGGTGGTTATGCCTCCCGAGATATTCGTCCGGCGATCATCAGCAACCCATATCGCAAAATCCGCGTGCGTAGCTTGCTGCCTGTTGGTTCAACTTCATCCCCTGTGGTGGAATACCTGAAGCATACAGGCGGCGAAGGTGGTGTTGGATTCCAAACTGCCGAAGGTGCTGCAAAGCCTAAGGTGGACTTCGACTTCCAAATGGTTTCTCAAACATTGAGGACCATTGCGGTGTTTGCGCGCGTATCGAAACAGATGCTGGATGACATTCCTCGCTTATCGAGCTTCATTTCAAATCAACTTACCGAACAGTGGTTTGATTTTGAGGACAACCAGATCATCAACGGCGATGGAACAGGCCAGAACTTTGACGGCATCCTGAAAAACGCAACTGACTACGTTGCAGGTTACGGAGGCACAAAAACAGTGTTCCAGCACCTGGTAGGCGCGATTGCCCAGCTTGAAACTAACAACTTCGACGCTAACGGCATCCTGATCCACCCGATGGATTTTGTGAACCTGTTGACCTATAAAACTACCACTGGTGAGTTTGATCACCCAGGGTTGGTTTATGGCGCCGACAACATCCTCCGTCTGTACGGCACGCCAATCGTGAAAAACAGCGCGATCGGTCAAGGCCACGCAATCGTAGGTGACTGGACCAAAGCAGAGCTTATCGTCCGTGACGGCTTGCAGTTCGACTTGTCGTATGACGATGCCGACAACTTCACCAAAAACCAAGTGACTCTTCGCTTGGAGGCTCGTGAGTTGCTCGCCATCTACATGGGACATGCGTTCCGTGACGTGAACTTGAACGAAATCGCATCATAAAATATATGGGAGGGGCTTAGTCCCCTCCTGCGATTTATGCATTTCCAGGCTGTTGTGCTCAACCTTGACAAGCGTCCGGATCGGCTGGCAGAGATCACCAGAGAACTGGACGTACAAGGAATACCGTTCGAAAGATTTCCAGCCATTTGGAATATCGAAGGATGGAGGGGGTACAACAAGTCGATAAGAGCGATTTTCGAAAAGTACCGCCATGTTGACAGTCTGTTATTGTTTGAAGACGACTGCTATTTCGAAGGGCATTTTGATCGGGAGGTTCTCGATGAATTACCCGGTGACTATGACGGGTTATGGCTGGGATCAAACTTACAGAGCGAGCATAACGAGCGATATTCCGAAAACCTTAGCATACTTCGTGACGGATGGAACACCCACGCCGTGATGCTATCGGCCGGATTTCGGAACTGGTGCATTGAGAACTGGAATGGCGAACTGGTATTCGATGAATGGGTAAGGGTTAACGCTTTGCCAGTAAGAAAGTGCTTCGTGCTCCGGCCAATGATTGCATTTCAAAGGCCCAGCAAGAGCAACATCGTGGAAGGGCATGCGGATTACACCGCTGCGTGGGAACTGGCTAAATCAAGACTTAAATAAGGAATTATGCAACCACATGAACAACGAGTTGTAGATGAGAGAACCGAACTAGACGATAAACTAGGGAAGCTCATCGCATTTATTGACGCGAGTCCGATTTTCAAAGGGCTTGATAAAATAGATCAAGACCTGCTTATCGGGCAAAAATATGCCATGATGCAGTATTCGGAATTGCTAACGAAAAGAATCGGACGATTCGAGAAATAGGACTAGATACGCCGATGAACATCCTCTTTAACCTTCATAGTTACATTCCCGAACAAATGTCCGGGGCTGAGACTATGGCGCACAGGATGGCGAAGTTCTTGGTAAGCAAAGGGCATTCGGTAGTTGTTAGATGTCCATGGCCGGATAAAGAGGTTGACGGGGTGAAAGTAAGAACAGCAAGAAACGAGGATTCTTTTGAGGATTACGACCTTGTTTTCACGCATTTGAATGCCACTCCGGATACGTTCAACCGGGCCAGGGCGGCAGGCAAGAAGATCATACACATTGCCCACAACTCATTCAATTACCAGACGGTGCGTGTGCGTGTGGCGAACAACTTCCTTGTGTATAACTCAGAGTGGATAAAAGACGCTCTCGGCTACAAGCAAGAAGGTATTGTGCTTAATCCACCCGTCGACTACCGGGACTACGCGAAGGTGAAGCCGGCCAAATCTCAGGGCAAGTACGTCACGCTGATCAACCACAACGAGAACAAAGGCGGTCGTATCCTGATCGAAATCGCTAAAAGGCTTCCCGATGTCCAGTTTCTGGCGGTAGAGGGCGGCTATTACGAGCAGATCAAGGACGAGAGCCTTCGAAATATTAAGTACACCCATCAACAAGCTGACATCAGAAAGGCGCTATCAGAGACGAAAATCCTGATAGTGCCCTCTGAATATGAAAGCTGGGGGCAGGTGGCTATAGAGGCCGCCGCATGCGGGATACCGGTGATTGCAAACGATACGCCGGGGTTGCGGTCAAGTTTGGCCGAAGCAGGGATATTCTGTGAAAGAAACGACATCGACGCATGGGTAAAGGCGATTCGGAATTTACAGGAGCCGAAAACCTACGAGAAATGGAGCAAAGCGGCAAAGGATCGGGCGATAGCCTTAGACCCACTGCCGCAGCTTGAAGCATTTGAACAGTGGCTATTGAAAATACACAAACTGCCATACCAATGACAGAAATCGAATTCACCCAGAACACCAGGGACAAGGATACCATGGAGTTCTACCCTGCCGGAGAAGTCAAGAAGTTCGCCGATAAGCGGGCTCAGGAATTCATCGAGGCGGGAGTCGCAAAGAAAACAACAGGTTCAGGGCTGACAACGAAGCCGGGGCCTGAACTGGAAACCAAGGAAGAAAAGAAGTTTGAGTGATGGAAATGCTCGTGACCAGCGGAATGTCGATCAGGAAAGTGCCGACCGGGAATACCGAGCCGGTTGACCTTGCAATGCTTAAAAAGCACTTGCAGATCGATTTCGACGATCACGACGAATTGCTATCCATGCTCTTAACGGCGGCACGCGAAGAGGTAGAGCAGTACACAAGCCTATCGATTGTCGAGTCGACAGTTACGGTCAGGTGGGAAACGCTGACAACCGGGGTACTGCCTTTCGGACCGGTGAAAAGTTTTACCAGCGACATCAGCGGGTACACCAAGCGAGGCCTAGACTATCCATCGATCACAGCCAACAGCTATGAGCCGGTTGAGATCACGTATACGGCGGGATTTGAAAATGTGCCCATGGCCTTGAAACTGGCGATTATCAAGCTGGCGACGGATCATTTTACGGCAAGAACAGGCGTGTCCCTGGGCGAAAATGCCTTGGCAATCCTGCCTAACGACTGGAAATCAGAGGCTAAAAAATTCTCGAAACGGTCATGGTTGGAATAAACCCAGGGGAATTGCGCGAGGTGGTTTCATTTCACTCAAAGGTGGAAGTGCCAAATGGCAGTGGCGGGTTCACGGCAACCTATCCGCTTTCCTTTAAAACCTTCGCGAAGGTGGCGATGGAAAAGCCATCAAGGGGCATTGAGGCCGGGCAACTGGTTTCGGTCAGCACGCGCAAAGTAGTTGTCCGCTATTCGGCTTCCCGCGAGGTTGAAATCGACATGCGGATGGAGTGGCAAGGCAAGCAGTACCAGATTGTGTCGATCGACGAGCTCGACCCTGTGAAGCTGCTGGTGGCATTGACAGTGACGCGCTCCAAGTAGGGCAAAATATGAAGATCGAGTTCATAGGCGCGGGTAAGGTGAGGGCCGCGATGGAGAAGGTAAAGCGGCAGATCCGGAATGATGCGAACAAGCTGGTCGCCGGCGCGGCTATGAGAACGGCTACGGTAGCCAAACAGCGGCTGCAACCGCATAGCGGCGATAGTCGCGAGCAGGCATTCGAAATAGCAGCGATACGCCAGAGCATCAACTATTCGCATAACGCGAACGCCTTGGAAGCTACGGTCTACGCGGGGAATGTGACAGGCGACCATCTGGCGGCCTACTACGAGTTCGGTACCGGAAAGCACGCGGCTACCTATGTTCCGGGGCTGCCGCCAGGATGGCAAGCCCTCGCCAGAACCTTCTACGTGAACGGGAAAGGCACATTGAAAGAGCACCCATATCTGTATCCAGCATGGAAGCAGGAGGGGCAAAGGCTGAGTGAGAAGTTGAAGAATTTGAAGGTGAGTTGGTGATATGAAAGACGTAGTGCTGCCATTGAGAACCGGATACGTGAGTTTGCTGAACAACATGACAGTTGACGGCAAGCAGATACCGGTATTCGACATGGTGGCACCAGTGAGAGCCACTCCGCCCTACGTGATTATCGACAGCATCATGTATGTCAACGATAACACCAAGGACACTTTCGGTGGCGAAGTCACAGTGGATTTTCTGGTCCACGCCCGCTACGACGGGGATTTCGGGGGTCGCGAAGAAACCGACAAGATCGCAAACAAGCTCTACGAAATCGCAATTCCTTCGCCTGGGAAGGCTGCGGTAACCGCCGAGGGATTCGACGTGACTATGGCTAAAAACCTGGGCGCAAGCGACGAAATGGACTACCTGGCAACAGGACGAAAATACAGAAAGAGAATTTCATTGGAGCATACCGTGTGGGAGCGGAAGCCATAAGGACAGTGGGGAAAACAAACTAAAACAGGAAGAGGAGATGGCAAAGTTTAATGGTACCGAGTTTAAGGCGTCTCTCACAGGATCGCCTAACAAGAACATTGGAGAGACACGCGATTTGACAGTGGCTATCGCAGTAAATCCAATCGACGTAAGTACCCGTGATTCAGAGGGGTGGCTCGAACAGATCGGAGGTCAGAGATCTTGGACGGCGCAAATTACAGGCGTTGTTGATTATGCGGAAGGTGCGAATGAGGCTGGCGTAGCAACGCTTTATGAGCTTGAAATTGAACGCGCTCCAATAGCACTTCTATTTGGCAACACAACAACCGGATCGCAGACCTATGCCGGTAATGGCATTATTACCAATGTAGAGACATCGGCTCCTTACGAAGGTGCAGTGGAATATACCATGTCTATTTCAGGCACTGGACCGATCACATTAGCTGACGTAGCGTAATATGAATAAGCAATTTGGATACAAAGAGCTGCAAATGTCATTCGGTGTACTCCCGATTAAGGTCGGGATGTATACCATTGAAAACTTGCTTAAAGATTATGGGATTGGACTGTATGATCTCGGCTCAGTAATGGAGGCAAGGGAAGTGATGCTTGACGGAGAGATGATTACTGCCAGCATCCCAAAAGACCCGATCAAGTTTTTCAGGTCAATTCTGCTTCATTCGGCAAACTATATCCCTTGGCGCGAAGGCAAGAAGCTTTATACGGAAGTGGATGCCTACGATTGGATGGAGGAAATTGGGTTTAGTTCTCCTACGGCACTCGAAATTGTGGCACTGTTCCATACCGTTGCTCGCTCTGGTGTGGCAGTGTCAAATGATAGGACCGAATCGCAGACTCCTAAAAAAAAAGCAAGCCAATCACGTTCGAAAAACTCCGGAGGGAGGCGATAGGACTTCTCCGTATATCAATAACCGAGTTCTATGACAAAACTCTTTACGAATTGTCCATAGAACTCGATGCGTATAACCTCAGATGGGAGGAACGATGGGCTCCTTTCAGAGCGCTATACACACTCCTATACAATGTGCATGCAGGAAAAGGAAAGTCAAAAAAAGCATGGGAGCTGATCCCATTCCCTAGCGAATGGGAGGAAATAGCATGGCAGGAAAAGTGGCGGCATAGGCGAGAGTCGAGACAGTTACAGCAAGAGGTAAAAGATAGAGGGGATGGCAGATCAGGAATTAGTAGTTAAGTTCAAAGGGGATCTATCCGACCTTGAGCGGTCATTTGCTCGTGCCGAGCAGTTGGCCGATAAATATTCTGGCTCTACTGGTCGCGCAACAAGCGCTACTCAGAAATTTGATCGAGCTGGATCAGACCTGAACAATACGTTTGGGAATATGGTTAAGGGATACCTTGGCCTTTCTGCTGCCATGGAGGCTGGGAAGCTGTTCCTTGATGCGACATCTAAGGTTCAGAAGTTCGAGAACCAGCTAAAAGTAGCTTCCGGAACACAGGAAGACTACGCGAAAAACACCGCATTTCTTGAAGGGCTTGCCGACAAGTACAATAAGAATGTCCTCGAGCTTGGAAAGAGTTATGCGCAGCTTACAATCGCCACCCGAGGAACAAACCTAGAAGGTGAAAAAGCGGATCGCCTCTTTGCTGCTGTAACCGCTACATCCAGTGCCTTGCAAATGTCCGTTGACGAAACCAACGGAACATTCCAGGCCTTCATTCAAATGGTCAGCAAAGGGAATGTTCAAGCAGAGGAACTTCGCGGGCAACTTGGCGAGCGTTTGTACGGGGCTTTCAATCTTGCCGCCCAGGCAATGGGCAAATCCACATCTGAACTCAATGAGATGCTGGAAAACGGCGAAGTGCTAGCGGAAGATTTGTTGCCGAAGCTTACGGTTGAACTGGAAAAAACGTTTGGAGCCCAAGCGCAGGCGAACGCCAATAATCTCGGATCAAATATAGATTATGCCAAAGGGCAGGCAATGCTCTTTCTTGGCGAGTTTGGTAAAACATCCGG